ACCATCACGCAGTTTATGTCTTGGATCGCGCTACACCATGCCCTTGGTTGGCCAAAATAGATGGCGAAATGTATCCAGCACGGTATCTTTTCACGGTAGATTACTCTGAAAACGAAATTGCGGACGATCCTGCGCAACACAAACAAAGTCATGTATTAGAACTGCTCGATGCAGGAAAATGGACTGGCAACATTGTGGCCTTACCAAATAACCGAGTGCGTATAACGCATCCGGCGTGGTTTGAGACAGGCGAAGGCGCCCCAGACTTTAGGCCGTCACAGCATATCCATTACAGCAAATCTGACTTAGACTACACGCTGGACGTGAACCAAGTGTTCGATAACCTATACGCGGGTGCAGAAGATGGCGACGAGCGGGAGTAAAGATTTTGAGCTAGACGTAGCTGACTACGTCGAAGAGGCGTTCGAGCGTTGCGGCTTAGAGCTACGCACTGGCTACAACCTTAAAACGGCTCAACGCTCCCTTAATCTCATGCTGGCCGAGTGGGCTAACCGTGGATTGAACCAATGGACGGTCAAAGAGAAGACCGTTGCTATGGTCGCTGGCACGTCAAACTATACGATTGACTCAGCCAACCCAACTGCGACGATAGATGTCCTTGATGTATATATTAGACAGACATCGCAAGGCACAACAACCGACATCCCGCTAAGCCGTATGTCGCGCGCTGAGTATGCGCACCTTGCAACCAAGTCTACGACTGGCAAGCCAAACCAATATTTTATTAACAAGCAATTATCGCCCACGATTACGGTTTGGCCGGTGCCTGACAAAGACTCTACTTACACGGTGTATCTGAACGTGCTGAGCCGTATGGATGACGCCGATGTGGGTGCCAACACAATGGAAGTACCCTTTCGCTTTTATCCTTGCCTAGCGGCTGGCTTGGCGTACTACATCGCATTAAAGCGCGCGCCTGAAAAGGTACAGCTCTTAAAGGGCTTGTACGAAGAAGAGTTTTTGAGGGCGCTATCACAAGATGAGCCACGATCCAGCTTCCGTATCGCACCTGATATTAGAAGCTATGAGATTGCGTAATGGCGTTTGCATCGAACAGGCGAGCCTACGGAATTTGTGACATTACCGGATTCCGTTACCGGCTAAAGGACATGAAAAAGACATGGGATGGCTTGCTTGTTGGGCCAGACCAGTGGTCGCCAAAACACCCTCAGTTAATGCGTAAACCTACGCCAGTTGATTCAGAGGCCTTGAAAGATCCGCGCATTGATCAGGCCGCAGATGGTAATGATGGAAACTTTTTTACTGTCTACACGAATGTGGGCGAGGGTATACTGGGCACAGAACTAACAACTTATCAAATTAACAGCGGGTTAGGCACGGTTGAGGTAACCACGTCATGAGTTTTACATTAGCGACTCTAAAATCGACGGTACAGGATTACTTGCAGGTTGATGAGACAACCTTCAACAACAACCTCAACACGTTTATTGAGGAAGCGGAAAGCCGCATCTTCAAGCTGGTCCAGTTACCTGAACAGCGCAAAAACGTCACAGGCACATTGACCACAGGCAACAGGTTTCTTGCCACCCCGTCAGATTTTTTTGCACCATTTTCATTGGCTGTCATTAGCAACGATCGATATTACTACTTGGATTACAAGCATCCGTCGTTCGTGAAAGAGTACAGCCCAGTGACTACAACCACAGCACAACCTAAGTATTACTCGCTATTCGATGAAACGGCTTTTGAATTGTCGCCTGTACCGGATTCTGGTTATTCGGTAGAGCTACATTACTTATATAAGCCAGCCTCATTGACGGCGGGTGCAGATTCAGGAACCACTGTCTTATCTACGGACCATCCAGATCCTTTGCTGTATGGCACGTTGGTTGAGGCGGCGATTTTCCTGAAAGAGGCTCCAGACGTTGTCCAGACGTTTGAGACTCGATTCAAGGAGGGGATCGCGAGGATGAAGAACGTGAGCGAAGGCCGCGCTACTCGTGATGAATATCGATACGACTTGTTGAGAACAGGTGTTAGTTAATGTCACGCATACCGGAGTTGGAGGGGGCCAGAGTCGCCCTGATAGGCCTTGGCGCCTCTCAAATTGACTATGTAATTGGAGTAGAAAACAGTCAGCAGTGGGATGAGGTATGGTGTATCAACGCCGCCTTATCTGTTTTTGATTGTGACCGTGTGTTTATGCTGGACCCTGCGTCCCGGTACTTGGACACGGAAGATGCAGGTGGCCAGACTGACGTCATGCGTCGTTTACTGCCTACGTTTGATAAACCTATTTATTCGTGTGAGCTTGATGAGCGGGTACCGGCAATCGTTGAGTACCCCATTAAGGATGTGATTGATGATCAGCGGTGCGCTTATCTCAACAACACTGTGGCGTACGCAATGGCGTACGCGCTTTACAATAAAGTGGCTCATATCGATCTGTTTGGCATGGATTTTAGTTACAAACACAACCTGCATTTTGCAGAAGCAGGACGAGGATGCGTTGAGTTCTGGGTCTCTCGATGTATCTCGCAGGGAGTGGGTGTGGGTGTAAGCCAGAAGTCAGCCCTACTGGATAGCAACGTCGTACCAGCAGAGCGCCTCTATGGCTACCATCGACTAGATGATCCAATGCTTGTCATGACAGATCAAGAAGGTCAGTTTATGGTTTGCCCTCAGTCAGAATTTGACGAGGCTCGCAGGCAGTTTAACTTTAAGCAGATAGAAATGCCTTCAGCGCCGGAGCCGTACAAAGGATGATTTCGCAAAACGCAGATGCCAGCTTAGGTAATGTCATGGTCGCCACCTCAGATGATGGCGGCCACAAGCCTGAATTTTGGGCTGACATAATAACCACACGATTAGTAAGTATATCGGCCAGTGCAGAGCCTCATGTTAGGCAACAAGCTGAGGCTTTCCGCCAGCAAGTTTATGAAGTAGTATTGAGGGGGATTAAAAGCGCCATTTCGAGCGATCGGACCACTTTATCGGTTGCTCTACGGCGCCAAGGTCATCACCAAATGGCTGATTTACTAAAGGAGCTATGAAATGGCTATAACATCGGCGATATGTACTTCGTTCAAGCAAGAGTTGTTAGTAGGCACTCACAATTTTACTAACAGCACTGGCGACACATTTAAGCTGGCTTTGTATACCAGCTCTGCGACTCTTGGCGCCTCCACAACCGCGTACACAACCACAAACGAGGTTTCTGGCACAAACTACACGGCTGGCGGTAATGCGCTTACCAATGTCACCCCCACAACGTCTGGCACGACAGCCATTGTGGATTTTGCTGACTTAACTTTTGGTACTGCAACGGTTACTGCGCGTGGTTGCTTGATTTATAACGACGACCAAGCAGATAAGGCAGTAGCGGCAATTGATTTTGGAGGAGACAAAACCAGCACGGCGGGTAACTTCACTATTGTTTTCCCGTCGCCTACGGCTACGGGTGCAATAATCCGGCTTGCGTGATGTCTTGGTATGCCCCTCCAGACCATAGAATTCACACCGGGAATAAATAAGGAGTCGACCGACTATGCGGCCAAAGGCGGCTGGGTGGACGGCAACCTCGTTCGCTTTCGCAAAGGTCGCGTTGAAAAGGTTGGCGGTTGGACTAAGCTTGGTACTAGCTATTACCTTGGGCTTGCTCGCGCTCTGCATAGCTGGATTTCTCTTGGTGGTACTCGCTTTCTGGGATTGGGCACGACATTTAAGTATTACATTGAGGAAGGCGAGTCGTTCAACGACGTCACCCCAATAAGAGCCACCACTGCCGCAGGCGATGTCACTTTTAGCGCCACTGACGGCTCATCAACGATCACAGTCACCGACACCGCTCATGGGGCGGTCAGTAACGACTTTGTTACTTTTAGTGGCAGTTCATCTCTTGGCGGTAACATAACCGCAGAGGTTTTGGATCAAGAATACCAAATCAGCCTCGTTACAAGCCTAAACACCTATGAAATTGTTGCGAAAGACACCAGCGGCGCTACTGTCACAGCCAATAGTAGTGACACCGGCAATGGCGGATCGTCGGTTGTCGGCACCTATCAAATCAATGTGGGCCTCGATACCTTTGTCAAATCCACGGGTTGGGGCGTTGGTACATGGGGCGCTGGCGGCTGGGGCTCATCAAGCGCTATTTCTGCGGCTGGACAGCTACGTCTATGGACGCATGACAACTACGGTGAAAACCTTATTATCAACCCACGCGGTGGCGGTATTTATCGCTGGATTGAAAACACCGGCGTTACAGTGCGAGCATCCGAGCTTTCTCAGGCCGCAGGGGCTAATGCCGTTCCCACTGTCGCTTTACAGGTTCTGACGTCCGAGACTAATCGTCATTTAATTTGCATGGGCGTTGATCCGTTAGTTGGTGGTGTCCGTACCGGCGTCATTGATCCTATGCTGGTGGCCTTCTCCGACTCTGAAAACGAGCTGGATTTCGAGCCTACAGCTACCAATAGCGCAGGTGATGTGCGCTTATCAAGCGGCTCATTTATTGTTGGCGGGATTAAGTCTCGTCAGGAAGTCCTGATCTGGACCGACACCAGTCTTTACTCAATGACATTTATTGGCCCTCCACTGACGTTTGCCATGAACTTGGTCAACGAGGGCTCTGGTCTTGTCGGTCCGAAAGCGGCGTGTAACGCTCCCAACGGAGTCTACTTTGCGAGTAAGACCGGCTTCTACTTCTATAATGGTGCAGTTCAAAAACTACCGTGCCAAGTGCAAGAGTATGTGTTTAACGACTTAGACTTGGGTCAGGCCTTTAAGTGCCACATGGGCGTCAACTCAGAATTTGGCGAAGTATGGTTCTTTTATCCGAGCATCGAAGATGGCACGGGTGAGATATCGCGCTACGTCATTTACAACTACGAAGAAAACCATTGGTCGATTGGATCATTGATTCGTTATGCGTGGCTTGATGCAGGCATTGAAGACCTGCCTTTTGCCTCTGCTCAAAGTGAGTCTCAGCAGTGCGTGTTCCAGCACGAGAATGGTTTTGATGACTACGAAGATGCGATGACTGGCGTCTTTATTGAGTCTGCCGATATCGATATCAGCTCTGGCGATAGCTTGGCTTTCGTCAAGAAGCTCATCCCTGATATGGCATTTGTCACGGAATCGGGTATCAGCACAAACCCCGTCATGAACATAGTTCTGAAGCGTCGGGAGTTCCCCGGACAGTCTTTGGTAACGGATAGCACAAGCCAGATTACTCCGACGACGACATTCAAAAACGTAAGATCGCGCGGCCGTCAAGTTGTCCTGCGGTTTGAGAGTGATGATGACGCCTCAGCAGTAGACCAAAAAGGCTACAAGTGGCGTATCGGATCTACGCGCCTTGACTTACAGCCGAGCGGTAGACGTGCATGAGCGTCTTACTGCCAACTCGTCTGCCCTTTTCGCAAGGCGAGACGGTTTCTTCTGACACCTTTAATCGGCTTATCCGCGTTTTAGAGCTGAACCTTGGTGGCGTCAACTTCAGTATCTCTCCGCACTTCAATGCGGCTGAGATCTCTAAATTACAATTTGCCACGGGCGCTATCATATTCAATACTACTAATTCCATTCATCAGGCGTTTGATGGGGTACAATTTAGGGATTTATACGATCATCAGACTTATCCGGCAGGCGTGTCCATGTCGGCAACAGTGGGGGCCGTAACGGTAACGACACCATGAACGCATTTTTAGAGCAACGCATAGCCAACCTAATGGGGCCAGAGCCCACTTACAACGACCCCATGATGATGGCAGAAGGTGGCGAAGTCTTTGATATTGAGGACCCTGAAACCATGGCTGAAGCATCGATGGCCATGGATCAACCTGTAGGTGACCCCAACGCTGAGCTACGTGCCGCCATGGAAGAGTTGATGTTGGCTCAAGAAACCGCAGAAGATCCTTTTGAGGCTCAAAAAGCGCAACAGCTTATGAATGCCGCTCAAATCGGTTCAGAGGCACCGATGGGCACCATGGCCATGGAGTTATCTGAGGCAGGCCGTGGTGGTGACACTATGTTGGCTCACCTTACACCCGGCGAGGTCATTTTGCCGCTGGGCATGATGGATGATCCAGATTTTGAACGCGCTGTCGAAAACCGATTTAATCAACTTGACCTTGCTCCTGAAGAGTATGTGGCAGGTCTTGGCATTGCTTCCCTCAACCCCATCACGGGGTTAGAAGAGTTTGGCTTTTTTAAAAAAATAGCCAAGGGCGTCAAGAAGGTCGTAAAGAAGGTTGTCCGCCCTATCGCGTCTGTGGCCCAGTTTATCCCCGGTCCATGGCAACCAGTAGCGGCCTTGATCAACAAGGCAGGCACTGTTTATGACGTAGCTAAGGGCAACGCAAGCCCGTTGGCTTTGGCTTCTCTTGCCACAGGCGCTGGTGGATCATTTAGTCAAAATATAAAAGATCTAAAGGGCCTTTCTACTGCGGCTGGGGGCTCCGGCGGCATTTTTGGTGGCCTTAGTCAAGCCGCCTCCCAGACCGGCTCAGCACTGCAAAGCGGTATTGGTAACTTGGTGAGTAACCCCACTCAAACCATTTTCGGGTCTGGATCAGGTACGCTCAGAGGCTTAGCTGGTAGTGCAAGCTTCTCTGGTCAGGCCGCGCCTACCACAACAGCCACCGCTTCCGCCGCAGGCGGTTCTGGTCAGGTTACGGTGCAATCAGGCGATACGCTGAGTAAAATAGCCCAAAAAACAGGAGTGCCCCTCCAAGACTTAATCGCCGCCAACCCACAAATAACCGATCCCAATTTAATTGTGCCCGGTCAAGCTATCAATATTCCCAGCGCGGCAAGCGCTGGGGGAAACAATATATTTCAGCGTATTGGCACAGCGATCTCAGGAACGCCCGGACAACAAACTCCTTTCCAAGAATTTTTGGATGACCAGTTAGGAATTGATCCTTCAGGCGGTGGTATTTTCAACGTTCTCCAAGGCGGTCAAGGTGGCCAAGGTCAACAGGCAGGCGGACTTGGTGGCTTATTAGGCGGCGGTGGTGGTGGCCTCGGAATGTTAGGAGCGGCTGGCCTTGCTGGATTGCTCGGTAAGCTTGCTTACGATGAGGCCAAGGATAGAAAGGGTGTACCACTGACGCCTTCTGTCGCTATGAATGCGGCAGGTCGATTTAATCTTGAAAACGAAATTGCTCGCAGGTCAGGAACGGCGGCACCAAATCCAGTTGAGTTTGGATTATTGCCACAAGGCACGTTACCAGCGCTGAGTGGTGGTCGAGCACCTACAGCGGCTCAGGCTCAGCTTGAGGCACAAAAGGCCACAGGAATGCGTTATGGCGGTCCTGTGATGGCTTTTGCTGAGGGTGGCAATGTAGACGAGCAGGACTTTCAGCGTATGAATGGCGACATTAACGGTGAAGGCACCGAGATTAGTGATGACATTCCTGCGATGCTTTCTGACGGAGAGTTTGTTATGACGGGTCGCGCAGTTAGAGGGGCTGGCGCGTTTGATATGAAAAACAAGAACGGCATTATCACATTAACGCCTACGAAAGACGAAAGTCGTGATCGTGGAACCAAGCTAATGTATGAGATGATGGACTTGTTTAAAGAGTTTGCTGAAGCCCCGGAGGCCGCCGCATGATAATGCCCCCTAAAAAGCTAAGACGGTATCAGGAGGGCGGCGGCGTACAGCCCTACGTCGCCGGTGTAACCCGACAAGAGCGGCAAATGGACCCCATCATTCAGCAGTTGCTGTTTGGTTTAGGGGGTGAAGGCGGCTTTGTGCCGGGTGCAATGCGCGCCGCAGAGCGCACTTTCTTCGACGAACAGGGTAGACCTCTCGTCATACCGCAGGAAATAGCAGGTTTTTCGCCTGATCAATTAGCCGCAATGCAGTTAGCGCGTGAGCAGGTTGGCACTCAACAGCCGTTCCTTCGTCGCGCAGAAGAGCAATTCCGTAGTGGCTTAGGTGCAATCCAGACAGGCGCGGGACAGCAGTTGCGCTCTCAGCAACAAGCATTAGGTCAGCTACAGCAAGGCGCTCGTGAAGAGCAGATGCAACGCCAGCGTGGACTGCAAGAAGCGCTACAGGGAATTCAGCAACAGCGTCAGCTTGCACAGCAGGCTGTAGGCGACCTACGTGGCGACATAGGCGAGCAAAGACGCTTTTCTGCACAAGCACTTGACCAGTTCCAATCTGGATTAGGACGAGGACTAGGTACGTTAGGCGCCGCAACTGACAGGTTTGGTCGTCAAACTGCTGGTATTGATCAGCGCGCACTAGCCGCTACACAGCGATTTGGTCAGGGTTTAGGCGCGCAAGGTGCTGAGCTACGAGCTGGCGCGCAAGACTACAGGCAGGCCTTGCCACAGCAGTTAGGTGTAGAACAAGCCGCCGTCGACCGGTTTGGACGACAAACTGCGGGTGTTGATCAACTTGCTAGGGCGGGTGAACAACAATTTGCACGAGGCGTTACCGGCGCTACATCAGGCCTTGAGGCCTCTCGACAGCAACTTGATCGAGACTTGATGCAAGCACTAGGCCAAGAGCGAGGCGCTGTCGGCAGGTTTGGACAAGGCATCGGTGAAGCCACACAGCAACTACGCAGTGGAGTCGATCAGTTTGGTGCAGGCCTTGGTCAGTCTTTGGCCGAGCAACGACGCGCTGGTGCAGGACTTGGCACTGGCTTGAGTCGTGCTACAGGCGCCTTAGCCAGCTCTGTTCAGGGCTTAGGGCGTGGATTGACAGGCGCTGAGCAACGTCAGTTGGGGGCCGCACAAGAGTTTGGCGGACGACTCGGAGAGTCAGAGCAATTATTACGCGGCACGACCGGTGCGTTTGATCCATCGATGACCGGTCAATTTTACGATCCTTACGAGGAGCGTGTCGTTCAGCAAACCATACAGGATGCTATGAAGGGCGCGGCGCAAGCTGACATCGCTCAGCAAGCTCGTGACGTGCAAACAGGTGGTGAGTCAGCCTTTGGATCGAGAGCGCGCCTGACGGCCGCAGAGCGAGCAGAGGCGCTAGGACGTGGGTTGGCCAAAGAAGTTGGCGGAATACGCTCAGCAGGCTTCCAGAGGGCTCAGCAAACCGCTCTAGGTGAGTTTGCGAGACAGCGTGACGCAGAACGTGCGGCGGCTTCAGGATTGGCAGGATTAAGCGGCCAAAGACTGGGTGCACAAGAGCGAGCGGCACAAATGCTCGGAAGTGGTGCGCAGACCCGATTTGGTGCAGGTCAAGCGTTAGCGGGACAGCTTGGTTCACAAGCACAGCAGATTGCGGCCTCTCGTGAACGTATGGCCGGTCGTGTTGGTGATGTGGCGCAACAGCGTTTAGGCGCTCAGCAGGCGCTAACAGGCCAAATGGGACAGGAAGCGCAACAGCGATTAGCGGCAGAGCAGAGCTTAGCTAATCGCCTATCAAGCATTGGTGGACAGCGCTTTGGTGCAGGGCAAGCCCTGACGTCTCAGCAGATGGCGGCGGCACAAGGCCAGTTAGGAGCGCGACAGGCGCTACAGGGTCAGCTTGGCCAAACAGCACAGCAACAGTTAGCGGCACAGCGTGGCTTAGGTCAGTTGCTGGGTCAGCAGGCTCAGCAACGCTTTGGTATTAGCCAGACACTAGCTTCAGATATCGGACAGCGCAGTCAGGCTGGCCTTGCGGCTCAGCAAGCACTGCAAAACCAGCTTGGTCAGACTGCGGCTTCTCAGCTCGGCGCACAGCAACAGTTCGGGCAACAGCAGATGGGTGCCGCTGGTCAGGCTCTTGGCGCACAACAACAGTTTGGCGGCTTGCTAGGACAGCAGGCGCAACAGCTTTACGGAGCCGGTACACAGCTTGGCCAAACCATGGGTCAGCTCGGACAGCAGGCTATGGGCGCTCGTATGGGTGCTGGTCAGCAAGCATTGGGCACTGCCGGTCAGTTGGCTCAAGGCTATGGTCAGCTTGGCGGCGTTCAAAGTCAGGCGGGTCAGCAGGTTGGTGGTGCCATGCAAGGGTATGGACAGCAGTTGCAAGGGCTTGGCGGTCAGTTTGCTCAGGCTGGACAGCAAGATGTTCAGGCGCTTATGGGTATGGGCGGTATGCAACAGCAACAGCGCCAGCAGATGCTTGATGCGCAACGTGCAGGCTTGCTACAGGCTCAGCAGGCGCCGTTACAGCAGTACCAGCAACTTCTACCGTTCATGCAGTTTGCGGCTGGTCAAACTGGTCCTAGCGCTGTGACAACGCAATACACGCCGCCACCTAGTCCGCTTCAGGCTGGTATAGGTACAGGCTTGAGTGCGCTGGGTGCGCTAGGTACTTACTTTAACCCCGGACAGCAACAGCGACAGCAATACGTGCCACCTAGCCAGACAGGAGGGCCCTAATGGCTATTTCAAGATCTCAAATGGAAGAGCAGATTAGGGGCTTTAACACGGGTGGCATTTTAGATCCGTCGACTTTTTTGCGAGAGCCAGAGCCTGATCCCTTCGCATATACGCCTCTGCCGCAGAACGTGCAGGATGACATCGATAGGGACTTTGAGAACCTGTTACAGGAGCAGGCGGCTCGGGCTTTGATGACACCTGCCACAAAAACAGAAGAGCCACCAATTGAGGTTCCTAAATTTGAAGAGCGGTTTCCCCTGTACCAAGATCGTTTAAGTAAGCTTATGGGCCAGAGAGATCGTCCGAGCTTTTACGATTTAGCGTCCACCGTTGGTGGCGCCATGTTGTCTGCTGACCCTACAGCAGGTGCCTTCCGGTCGATGGGCGCAGGCCTTGCGCAGTTCGGCAAAGAAGAACGTGAGCGCCGCCGTAAAGAGCGAGAAGAAGATAGAGCAGTTGCTTTAAAGGCGTTTGAGCTTGCGCAGAAAGATGAGTCTGCCGCTCGTAATCTGCTAAATGAATATCAACTTTACAAAGCCAAACAGGTACCAGACAACGCAATTAAGTTTTACAAGGTGGCCAGTCCCGGCGGCATTCGCTTGCATGGCAAGGTTTACCAAAATGGCGAAGAGATACCGCTTACAGAAAATGAGGCAATGTCCTATAGAGCCATGATTGGCCCTGCTGGTTCAAGCGGCGTAAAAACGACTGGCGCAGGTATGTTTGCCACCTTTATGTCCCAAGCAGATGCTGAAAACGCTATCGAGCAACTTGGCTTGTCTCGTGATGCACCATCATTTGCCACCGCTGTGGCCTCAATCACTGCAAAAACACCTGAGCAAGTAGGAAAATACATCCCTGTGGGTAGCACCTATGGTGAGCTGACGCCTCTTGTAAAGGACGATGAGGTGATCAATATCATGATCACGCCAAGCAAGTCTGCGGGTACGCCGTTGTTCCAAACTTACGCCGGTGACCGACTTAAGCAAATTTCAAAGGCTCAGACTCAGTTCAATGACAACGCGCTTACGGTGTTGCCAACGGTTGAACAGGGATTGAATCTTTTGCTTGATCCGAACGTGCAGACTGGTGCCTTTGATGCGGTAGCCAACCAGTTTAAGCGGATTGCTACTGATGCGTTTGGTACGGTTGATGCTGGGGTGACAGCGATAGATTCGCTTGAAGCAATTGCAAACCGACTGGGTCCAAAGATGAGGCCAATAGGCTCTGGCTCTACGTCAGACATGGAATTTAAGGCGTACAAGCAAGCCTTGCTCAGCATTAGCAATCAGAAGCTGGCTAACTATCTCTCGTTGTATGCGTTTAAGAAGATGACTGAGAACGCAATCGAGCTTAACAATGTTGAAAAGCGTTTACTTACGTCTGGTCAATATTCTGATTCAGAGTCAATTGAAACTGAGCTTCGCAAGCTGGATCGTGGTATTTGGGAAAAATATGATGGCACGTCAACTGACGACTCAGCCATTCAAGGTTGGTATGACAGCCTGCCAGACGGCGCTGTCATATTGAATCGAGGGTCCGATGGAATGCCTCTGATTGTTGATGAAGCAGGATCAAGCGTGGGTCCTTACGTAGTCAAAGGATGGAGAGGATAAAATGCCAATTGGATTACCTTCAAACTCTGCTCCAATCCAGCCCGGTGAAAAAAAGCGCCCGCAGGAGGATGCTGAGAAGGACGATCAGTCAATTATTCAAACGATCGTAGATCGTGCGGGTGATTTTAAAGATGCCGTTACAGGCGCCGGTGTGCCGATTGAGTTCCCCGAGCTTCCTGAAATTACTGATCTCGAAGACGACTCTGGTGGTTTTTTCGATGAGATGGTCGCGTCACAACTCAACTTTATCCGCGATGATCGAGGTAAGGCGGAAAGGATCTCTAAGATTTTTGGCGACGACGATCGTTTTGGTGGAGTCTTTGAAGACAAGTTTGGCCTGCCAATCGTTATGTGGAATGACTTGCCGTATTACGTCAACAAGCCCGGATTGTCTGAGCAAGACCTCAACACTTTTCTTGGCGAGATCGTAAAGTTTCTACCGGCCAACCGGATTGTCAGCGGTGGTAAGACCGTGCTTGGCACTATGGGTCGAGGCGCTGGCGCTTACTCTACTACTGAGGCGCTCGGACAGAGCGCTGAGGCGCTTTTAACGCCAGAGACGACAAGAGCCAAAGACCGTACGTTAGGCGACGTGACCGGCGATATAGCGGCCTCTACGGCTATTGGTATGGCGGCTGATATCGCGGCGCCACAGATTGCAAAGGGCATCGGTGCTGGTGCTCGCACTGCGGGTCAAAAAATTGGTGAAGGCGCTCGCAGGTTTTCTGAGGCTATGTTTCCTCGACTCACGCCTGAAGTGCTTCAGCAGTCACGTTATCCATTAACAATAGGACAGCGAACTGCGCCGCTCCCAGAAGGTCCGGGTCCGCAACTTACGCAACAGTTAAGCTTAGAAGATGAGCTTCGATACGCAGATCAAGGGCCCGGCACAGAGCTTATGCGTGGTTTTGATCAACGACAGCTTGATCAAATTACGGCCGACGCGCTTTCCCTTATGGAAGAGTATGGTTCTGGCATCCCCGGTATCGCAAGCGACTTACGTCAGGCACCTTTAACGGCGGCAGAAGAGGCCGCGTCTATCGTTACAGGCCGTGCTGGAGCGCTTCAGGAGCAGGCTAAAAGGAATTATGAGGCAGTCAAAACGGTGGAAGATCCACCCTTCATGACGCCTGATAGCGTGTCACAAACTGCCGATATGGTTTTAAGTGTTTTGCCTGAACGACAATTTGCATTTAGTCAACTAGACATCATGCCGGTGTTGCAGGGTGAGGTGACTAATCTGCGGCGCCTTCGCAAACTTGCCAAAAATCCACGTTTTAGAGACCAGACGCTGAACAATGTTCACGGTCAACAAAAGCGCCTAAAGTCGGCAGTTAATAGCGCACCTCCGGGCAGTGAAGAGCAGGCTATTCTTATTGCCATGAAGGACCGTTTAGATGAGCTAGTCTATAACGGTGTTGAGCAGGGCTTGATTAACGGTGATCCAGAGGTCTTATTGCAGTTACAAAACGCCAGCGGCCTGTACCGAGACTACATGGCTTTACGTGGCAAAGGCGGTGGCACCAACCTAAACAACGCAGATCGTACCGCCAATCGGCTTCTTGAGCAGTTGAGCGCAGGCAATTACACGCCAGTACAAGTGGCTAACTTCCTGTTTGGTCATCACAAGTTCAATCCAAATCAGGCTGTGCCATTGATGCTGGATCGACTGAAGACCGTACTGCCTGCCGATGAATACTCACGGTTTACTGCCTTATTGAAGGATGGAATCCTTGCCAAGGCGTTTACGAATCAGAAGGGATCGGTATCACGTAAGGCTGTAACCGACAACTTTGACGACGTATTCAAGCGACAAAAAGCTATTATTGGTAAGCTTTTTTCTGAGGACGAGCTTGCCCGGCTCATGGCGTTCCGTGATGACGTCCTGCCTACGGTTTGGGCGGAGACGAAGGGTAACCCATCGGGAACCGCCTACACGCTTCTTAGTGCCGCTCAGAGACGCGGTCTGCTAAGCAAGGTGCCTTATGTAGGGGCACAGATAGAAGAGGGTGCACGAGTTGCCAGCGGCATATCTAACGCTCTCGATGCAACACGTCAGTCTATCAGCAACCTACAAACGCCAATCTTCAGCGGTGCCACTCAGGCCTTTATTCGATCTAATCTTGACGAGATGGGTGATGAGGGCAGAGATTTGCCTGAGCTACCAGCAGAAGAAAGGCGAATGCTAGAGCAACAGCTCAATGATATTGAGCAACAGGCGCCTATGATTGATGAGGATATCGGCGAAGATCCGTTGGCCTTCCAGACACCGGCACCACAACCTCCAATGCAAATGCCTAGTTTTGAGCCGCTACCTGACGTTGGTGGCGGCATGGGTTTGCCAACAACGCCGCTATCCCCCAGCCTTCTCCCCTCCGAAGAGGACCGGGAGATAGCTATGCGTCGTCAGCAGGGGATAGCTGGATTGATGGCGTAGCTTCGTCTACTTGGGCTGGGAGGGCCGCAATTAAGGCGCCGTCTACGTTCCAATCTAGCTCGTACCCCATTGCCGAGTCTCCCGGCAACTCAATGATCAGGTTGCGACTCATAAGGCGCATCAACGCGGCTTGTTGATGCAGAGTCATACGGCTGAACAGGTCGATCACTTCTTGCGCTTCCATAACCGGGCGATACGACTGTGGGACCTGTTTCTTTTTGCCGAATAGCTTCACTGATCTTCCTCCATGATATGGAATATCTGGTTGTACTCATTCTCAATCAGCACTTGCAGTTGCTGAATTTTGCTCCTACGACGCTGTGAGCAGATCTTGTTCAGCTTGTCATAGGTTTCTTCATCGACAGCCAGCGACTTTCGTCGACGTATTGGCTTTTCGTCTTCCATGATGACCCCTCAAAATGTTACGATAAATAAACTTGTGCACACATTACACTATTTTATGTACAAACTCAAAAATTATATGCTCTCCATGCAGAGCCACTGGATGATCAATCAGCCGCTATACGAGGCCATACAGGACTCTGTGCCTCAGATTGCGAAGTACCGGGCACGGCAAGGGATCGAAGATCTGGGAGACTTGGAGGTGCGAAAGCACATCAAGCAAGTGTTCCCTGACATCTATCGCACACCCTTGTTGCGTCGTGCTTACTGCAAGATGCTGGTCGAGGAAATTGATCAGATGAAAGCCGAAGGCTTGTTTGCGCCGAATGATGATGAGGATGAGTTGCGGCAGATTCCTGAGATCATCCTTCAGCAACGGGTGCCCGAGCTGTATCGAACCATGTGGTTTATCGTGCAGAACGTCTTGAATCCGATTTTCTGGGCGTTGTACCAGCGTGACTGCGCAGAGATATCCACAATCCAGATAGCCAACTACAACGTCAAGGACAAGCAACAGGGGGCTTGGCATCATGACGAGTCGTCAGATATGTCCGTGGTGATACCGCTCAATACAGGCGATTACGTGGGCGGTGGGACAGAGTTTCATGGTCACGGCACCATCAAGCCCTTGCCGTCTGGCCATGCGCTGATCTTCCCATCGTTTACAAAGCTACACCGAGGCTTACCCGTTGAGTCTGGAGACCGCTACCTGCTGGTGTTCTGGCTTCACGACTCTGCTCGCTTACGAGAGATGTACGAGCGCTTAGTCTGAAATACAATCGTTGATGGAGCGAACCCAGAAAAAGAACTCGGCCGGTGTTAGCGCGTGTTTCATGCGGTTGGCTTCCCAGCAGGTCAGTTGCACATTGCTTTTGACATAGCCTTTCTGTGGGTCAATACGGTCAATGCTCATGTTAAAGGGGGTTGTTCCGTACCCTCTTTGGCGGGACATGATGTTCCCAGAAAGAGCGCATCGACCTTCTTGTGCCTCATAGATTTCTATTGCGTCTTCGAGAGTGAGTTCCCACTCTAAGCCGCTGTTCCTTCGGCCAGATTTGAGGCCGCTTATAGCGTACCGGAGGTATTCTTCGTAGCTTCCATTTCTTTTTTTGTTGCGTTGATTTACTCGGCAGGTCTTACATTTTTTAGCTCTGTAACTGTCCTGCACTGCAAATCGATCTAACGGAAGGTCTAGCCCACAACCCTTACACGTTTGCGTCTCTGTCGAATTCATGTACTCCCCCAGAGCATTTGCACGACAGCCCGAAGATAAAACATGGTTATGACTACAACAACCGCATAGCTACGTTTTTTGAGTAAAAAAATGCAACCGGTAAAAAATAGCTAAGGGTTGTTTTTTATTTTTTTGTCACCTTTGTCACATACCTCAATTAATCTGTATACAGAGTTGCACAACGACACGGGGTATGCGAGTATATCTGTGTCGGGCGGGGATGGCCGCCATCAACCAAAAGGAAGCAAAACATGAATATTTTAGTAACTCACCGCGAAATGAACGAATCTGGCGTTTTCGGCAATGACAAGGAAGTTGCGGTCGTCGACGCACCTGCTAACTTGGACGTGATCGAAATGCTTTCATATGCTTTTCGTTGGACTAACAACGTCGACGGTTCTTGGAGCAAGCCTCGCACTTTCCAGCTCTCAAACGGCGAGATTATCCACGACAACGGCGACTTTAACGAGCGTGTGAAGTTTATCGCAGAGGCGCATCCTCAGGGTTACGGTGAGCGATCAACTTCAGTCGGCGACCTAATGACTATAGTGCTTCCTCGTGTTGGAGTTCAGATTTGGGAAGTCATGCCAAACGGTTTTCGTGAAATCAAAGAGGCCGCCTGAGCGGCCCTTTACCAAGGGAGATAGACAATGACACAGTGTGTACACAAAAATTTTCAGTTTGGCGAAGCGCCATTTACTTTTGTTGGCGTGTGGTCTGCACCCTCTCGCTCACTACTGGAGCAAAATCCATCGGCTTATAATTTGCAGATGCAAGCCAAGCCAAAGTTCTGTCACTTTGGTTGTGATCACTGCGGTACTGCAATAGAGCATCACTATATATTGCGAGACGCCAATGGTGATCGGTATTGCGTGGGAAGCTCTTGCATTGCCAAAGTAGATGACGTACTGAACCTTTCAGACGCAGAAGCGGCAGAGCGTAAGCGCCAGCGTCAGCTACGACGCGCTCGTGCAGAAGCTAAGCGTGAGCAAGAGCGCATTACTCGTGAGGCTAAGCTACAAGCTAGGCTTACCGCAGAGCGTGAGCGTAACGGTGGCCTTACTGATGCAGAGGTTGCACAGCAACGCGCCGAACAAGAGCGACACCAGCGCCGCATTATTAACGAAGAGAAGTTTGGCTATTTTATTCGCGGTCTTAGCGAGGCGTATGGCAACTTTGCTACTGACGTTGCTAATGGCTTACGTGACGGTCGCTTACCATCGGGTCGCGGCGTAACCATCATGCTTGAAATTATCGCCAAGGGCGCTGGCCGTCGCGGTAGCAAAGCTTATGAGTCTGCATATGCAGAGGCTGAAGCAAAATGGGAGGAGGTCGCATAAGCGGCCTTTCACGAGGAGGGAGCAAGATGAAGGTTAAGGTTGAGTTTACGGTCGATGTTGATAAAAAAGTGCTACAGCGCTATCTCGATGACCTCGGCACCGACGAGACAATCCGAGAGTTCGTCAACAGCTACATGATCGCAGGTACGCAGATGCTCGATGAGTCTATCGAGGCGTCCATCGGCGATTCGCATACAACGTATTTGGTTTAGGAGAGAGTCATGTCAGAAGTTCAACTAGGTAAAACAACTGGGTCATTGGTCAACGCGCTCTACGCACTGGAGTCAGTGAAGGTGCCATCCATCGGAGATGGGGCGACTATCCTATGCTGGACTGATCGCCGCCCTGCCACGGTCATCGACGTGGAGGAGAAAGGCAGTTACGTTTACGTCACAACTCAAGAGGACGACTATCGTCGGGTTGATGACAACGGCTTCTCTGAGAACCAAAAGTACCTTTACCTACCTAACCCAAAGGGTTCTATCGCTCACTGGCGCATAGACCAGCGCGGTGATGTTGAGCAGGTCAAAATCAACCCCGACACCGGTCGGTGGAATAAGCTGGGTTACGGCGGGGTCTACTTTGGTCGTCGAGAAAAGTTTCATGACTTTAGTTTCTAGTCCGTTTTGGCTCCTTCGGGGGTGACTTCGGGGGTGACTTCGGGGGTGACTTCGGGGGCCTTTTTTTTGCACTTTTTTATAATTATCTGCACAAATATGTGTACATCGACACGGGGACATGAGACTATAACTGTGTCGGGCGGGGATGGCCGCCACTAACCAAGGGAGAAACACAATGGCACACACTATCAGCTACCTTAACAACCGTGGTAACCGTAAGACCTTCGATGTCTCTGAGTATGTCGTGTATAACGATGGCTCGGAGCTTTACACCCTAGAAAATGGTAAAGAGCTTGAGCTTCGCGTCGGCCCTTACGGTAACCGTCAGGTCATCACTTTCGTTGACCAACGGTTTCACGCTGGCACTCGCCGTCGTATCCGTGTCATTGGTTGGAATGTTACTGAGGAGGTCGCATAAGCGGCCTTTCAATAGGGAGAAAGAAATGGTCAACGGTATTGAAGGTCCTGCGGGTTTCATCATTGGCGAAGCGCCAAGACAGCAAGGTGCTTATTCCGGCTTTGCGGGTATCACTGAGTACCACCCCGCCTATATACGCTTCAACGCGGAGTGCGCTGATGTGATTTTCATCCAACATGACGGCGATTACGCTGGCGGCTTTGTGCGAATGCCCCATGACGCCGTTGTCATCAACATGGCCGCATAAGCGGCCTTTTTGCTAATGGACGTAATCGCTACTTACCGCAATGATGTGGGGGCATAATTGGGGACTTATTCTAAGCTCCCAAACTTTTATTGTTTTGAAAACAACATCTTAGGATGTCTTTTCAACTCCCACGCTGGGAATTTAATCAAGGAGTAAAGTGTGTATTCTAATATGGATTGCTATGTATATTTGGTTGGGTATTCGGACCAAGAGAGTGCTTACGAGTACGTTAGCTCGACGCACGAAGAGGCTGAAGCCGTCATGGCTGAGGAGAAGCTCAAGCACCCAGAGCGTGATGGGTGGTACGTGGTTTGTAAGGATGTGTCATGAAAGATGAAGAAAAAAATAGTTTCAACTTGATGAATCTTTATCAAGAGCAGGATAAGTTGGTCAGCGCCTTTAAGTTTGACCTCGATAACGAGGCGGCTTCAGGTCGCACTCTCACTGAGGACGAGATGTATGACTACATCGTTGAGTGGGCAGATGGCCAGTACGTGTACTACTGGGATCAGTGGTCTATCGCTACGGCGTGTCGCTTCTCTGCGGATGGCGACTTCAGTCAGGTCTTTGAAATCGCTAAGCATTTGTCTGACGGCGACGTCGACAACTTGATGGCCGTCTGCACCACGATGTTCGTAGAGCATTGCATTCGGGAGCAGTTTGCCGGGTACGAAATTGTTGGCGATGAGGAAGTAGCATGAAACTGCTCGAAAGAGGCTGGTTTAAATTTATCATGGCCCTAACTTTTGTGGGGTTATTAGCTTTGGCATCCGAGATGTCTTATCAGGACGAAATCGCAGAACGGGAGGTGTATTGTGATATGGTTAAAGAAGGCAAATGGCCAGACTATAAAGATATTGCCGAACGGGAATGTCAAGGTTGAGGAAAAGCAATGGACTATGACTCTGGCGAGATTGAAATTGAAGTGGAGGTGCATGATGTTGTGCTGGCATATCAAGCGGCTATGGCTACAGCACTACGTCTCCGTGAAGACATCGCAATTATGGAAGATCTTGCGGTCATTCGGCTGAGTGAGTGTGACGAGCCACCGATAGAGGTTATTCGCTACTCGCCTCTTGCTTCTTTTGCATTCTCCGCGCAAATTCATTGAGGGTCTCACCCCCGCCGAACTTCTTCTCCCACCATCGTGCCCACGTTCCCTTGCGGCTGGGCACGAAACTTTTCTGCTTACGCCACGCATGACGAGCGGCACAGAGTTTAATCTCAGCCGCCCATTCGTCCTCCTGAGCACGTTGCTCCTCGGACATAAAGCCACGTAGTTTGCTCACCTCGATCTAAACCAGCCGATATTCATACAGGCCGTTTTTGATGTATCGCTTCACTATCTCGTGACCGCCAAATCGCGGCTTCCGCAGATGCCTGAGTTGAGCTGATACGGAGGCCTCAGGGTCACCCGTGGTTTCTGCGAGCTGTCGAAGTGTGCGCCAGCGACCGTCCTTAATCGCCGTGTATACACGCAGTATTTGCCCACGTAACCGCTCTTTATCTCGTTCAGACTGATAATCGTCCCCATTGAAGTCAGCATCAAAATCAGGCATTTCTTCGTCTACCATAATTCATTTACCTCAAACTCGACTGGATCGATAGATCCGTAAGGTAGCCATTCGTTTTTCTCTAGGCACTGCAACCCGGTGGCAAGGGCTTGCTCGTTACGTGCATCACCAAAGGCGATGGCTTCATCGCTGAGTGTGTAAATGCCATACGGGTAGGGGTACTGCTTCTCGATAGCCAAGAAGTAGAACTTGTCGGCACGTAAGCCAGCAGAGCGCGCACCGTTGAGGTAGTACGCGGCCTGCTGGTAATACCGAAAGGTATTGATCGCAGAACGAAAGCCCCTAGGTGACGCATCGCGACAGGTTTTCAGGTCCCAAACGTCTGTGCCGGTGTACCAGTCCATTCGCCCTTTACATGGCTCACCATGCCACTCCCAGCACATGACCAGCTCGACCTTGTGCTCTGGCTTTGGCACGAAGTCTTTGAGCACCTCCCGGCGCTCCATGCAGACATCGTAAAGGTCCTGCTTGATCGGTGTGCGACCGGCAACGCCCTCTAGCCAATCGGCATACTCGTCCTTTCCAGCCTTGGTGCGGCGATCGACGATCGGTTCGATAGCGAACTCCTCGTCGAACTTGTGAAGCTCACCAAACACCGTGTGCTGTACGCGACCCTCTAAAAGCGCAGGCGACTCCGACATATCGCGCTTGTTCTTCCATTGATAGGGACACTTAATGAGCGTGGTGAGATCGTGAGATCGCCATGCAGGGATCTCAGCGTACTCCTCATAGCTCATGTCTTCGTAGACACCCAGCTTGAATTCTTTCATTTGGGTTCCTTGTGGTGGATCAGGTGACGGATAAGCCGGTCTTTGTAGAAGGACATCTTACGCAGATCCTCCACGCCGCCCTTATTCTCATACCGCCACTGATATTTGAAAATCTGACCGTGAAGAAAGCCCTCGAATTTACGAGGGCCTAAGCATGACTCCATGGCGTCTATACACTCTATCTCTCCCTGTGTGTAATGCTTGGGGGAGAGCACGGAGTCGTGCATCTTCTTGGCCAACCTAATCTCTTCGATTGTTGGTTCATCACTCATTAGAACGGTACCGGGTTGTTCTCTTCAGCGAAGGGGTTGAAGTCGTCTTCCACCGTCACAGCCTCGTCCTGCTTGGCTGATCTTACGACGGGACTGTCACTCCCACGCTTTAGAGCGGCTTGCATCTCATAGCACGGCGCCTGCGGCTCCTTGCCTACCTCGTCACAACCGGCAATGCGGTAGCGGATAAAGGCTGGCAGAGTCTCGAAGATGTCGCACATACGCTTACTGGCATCACAGCTCTCACCAGAGAACTCCTTGCAGTAGTCCTCCAAGTCAAACACGACCTGATCATTTTCGGTCGGCAACTGACGGAGCTGTTCATTGTCATCGAACGCATTCACAAAAGCGTGGACATTTGCCACCTTGGCGCGCCCAGTTTTGGTATGCTCGATAGACAGCTTGCAACCCTTACCGACAAGCGTTGTTGGATCAAAGCCCTGCTTTTCGGCGTCTGTGAAGGACCGATTGATCCATGAGGTGACGTGTTGATAGAGCTTAGACTTTTCGTTGAGTGACGCAGTGTAGTTGCCCATGACAGACATACGGCGACCGTCCTGCATGGTGCACTCAGTTAGTTCCCAGAACAGGAAGATTTTATGTCGGACATTTGTCTCCCCTTGATACTCCTCCTCGGCGCTACCGCCGTCGATGACGCGAAAACAAATTGCTTTGTGTTCACCTACTGGCGGCACCTCGTACTCCGAGTCTCCACCCCCTCCTACAGAAAGTTTCATTGGCATTTAAGTTCTCCTTGATGGTTTGTACAAACTTGCACTAGTATACACATCTCTGGGAGGGGCTCAACATGGCAATGAAGATAAAAGGCGACACCAAAAATTTTGCACGACCTCTCTCCAATGACCTGCACCGTGAGTTTATAGACTGGCTAGGTGCGCTTGGCGTAGAGCCAGATCCAAAGAAGGGTTTAGTCACTGGAGGCGAGATAGGACGCGCTTATACGCTGGTTGATGGGCGTAGAAAACAGAATGCGTGGTACCAAGTATGGTTTGATCAGGACCGTCCTTACGGTCATGCTGAGCGATATGACATCGGTCCGTTGGGAGCGTGGAAGGCAGAAGGCGCAGATTTACCCAAGCTAACCAAGGCGCAGAGAGACGAGATCGATCGCGTTAAGGAGCAGGCGCGACTGGCGCAAGAGGTCGAGCAGACCGTGGTTGCGAAGAAGGCGCAGACGATGTGGGACAACGCCCACGAATGCAACATACACCCCTACCTTGAAGCCAAGGGTGTGCCCTCGCATGGATTGAAGCAGTACAAGGATGCGCTACTGATCCCGTTGTACAACATTCACGGGTCAGTGCAGACGCTACAGTTTATCGATGAGGACGGCAAAAAGATCTTCCTTAGAGGCGGCAAGAAGAAGGGCGGCTATTTCCCCATTGGCATCGACTTTCTGGCCGATGCTACGGTGATTAACTACGCCGAGGGATACGCCACTGCCGCCAGTTACTTTGCACATCACCAGCAACCCGTCATGGTGGCATTCGACGCTGGCAACCTACAGCCCGTAGCGGAGGCCATACACACTGTCTACCCAAAGGCTAAGCACGTCTTCATCGCGGACTTCGACGAGAGTAAAACCGGCGAACAGAAGGCGATAGCGGCGGCGCAGGCTATTAGGCAAGCAGGCGGACACGCCGAGGTCCTCATGCCTGAGCAAGTCGGTGACTACAACGACCATGCACAAGCCATGGAAGGTGAGCTCATACCGAGGATGACCGAGATCGCGGTCCCACAGAGCTACGATTTTGAAAAAAATGATCGCGGCCGGATGATGCACACGAAGTCCAATCACCTCGGGGTGCTGAAGGTGCATGACATTGACGTGGCTTACGACGTGATCAAGAAGCGTATGAACATACATATACCGGACATGACGTTGATTGCGGACCTCGAAGAGGATGCCGCTATTACGGAGATCGAAGATCGGTGCATACAGATGGCAGTGCCGCACGATCGGGTACGCTTCAATTTGAAGCTGTTAGCTCGGGAGAGCAATCCTGTGGCGGAATGGATCGAGACACGGCCATGGGATGGAACATCGCGGCTTCAACAACTGCTCGACACGGTAGAGGCTGAGGACAATGAGCTGAAAGAGATACTCATGACCAAGTGGCTTACCAGTTGCGTAGCGGCGGCGTGTGGCGACGACGGGGTATCCAGCGAGGGTATTCTGGTGTTCGTCGGCAAGCAGGCCCTCGGCAAGACGCAGTGGATGAAAACGCTGGCGCCGCAGAAGGACTGGCTACTGGAAGGCGCGACTCTCAACCCCGGCGATAAGGACAGCGTTAAGCAGTGTGTGAGCCATTGGATATGTGAACTCGGAGAGTTGGGCAGTACCTTTAAGAAGGCTGACCTTGATCAGTTGAAGGCGTTCATCACCAGAAGCCATGACGAGCTACGTCTGCCCTATGATCGTGGGTTCTCGCGCTATCGTCGGCGCACGATTTTTTACGGCTCAGTCAACGAGAATGAGTTCCTGACAGACCCCACCGGCAACCGAAGGTTCTGGGTTGTGCGGGTCAAGAAGATCGACTACAAGCACAAGATCGATATGCAACAGGTGTGGGCTGAGATTAAGGTGCGCTTCTTTGATACCGGGCAAGGGTGGTTCTTGACCAGTGAAGAGCGAGCGCTACTGCAAGAGTCTAACGAGCTGTCGAGGACGCAGTCGGTGGTCGAAGACCTGATCCTTCAGCGGGTCAAGTTTACATCGACGATGGTGCGCCCAGTGCAGATGACAGAGCTTCTGCGTGACCTCGGCATACGCTCCCCGAGGGTGGCGGACTTCAAGGAGGCGTCGAGAGTGCTGGCGGCCAATGGGTGCATCCCACGCAAGAGTAATGGGCGTAAAATATACGACATAGACTACGAGCCGATCATCGAAGATGGGGGGGTTATCCCTCCTCCGAAGTGGGACGTTTGAGGGTGGAACAGGGTAGGGTACACCCTAAACAGGGTACATCTCGGGCTGATTTGGGCCAAAAAAGGGCAATTCTTAAACGGGTGCGATTTTACGATTGTAAATTCACTGACCCCTCAAAAAGGGTCGTTTTTAAGGGTAGATGTACACTGTACCCTGTTTTGGGGTAGGTTAAGTGATTGAATTTACTAGGGTTATCAACAGGGCAGGGTAGGGTATATCAACTCTATTAAGAGTAGTTTTATATTTAAGGATAGTATTATTCTTAAGGTGTTTTTAGGGGTATATAGGAAACACCCACCCTACCCTCTACTGTACCCTGTCTCATGGATTAGATGAGTGGACAAAAAGCGAGTCAAGCGAGCAACGAAGTTGCTGGAAGAAGGCAGATCAATGGCCCAAGTTGCGGGTGATTGTCATGTCCATGTGACCACGTTACGCAAGTGGGTTCGTAACTATGAACGCTACGGCGACTCGCTGTGGACCGATAGACCAGAGGAGCTGGATCGTGAGTGATGAGAAGAGAGGACCGGGACGACCGAGGAAGAAGCTGAAGCCGCTGGTGAATACGCCTGCGCACTTCGAGGCTGACCCAGAGCTTAACCTGACCGAGATGCAAGCGGCGTTCGTGTGGTTCTACACAGAGGGATCGTGTGGGCAGACAGAGGCCGCTCGAAGAGCTGGGTTCTCATTCCCAGCGGCGAGCGCTACCAAGATGATGGATGGCAAGACGCATCCGCACGTCACCAAGGCTATCCGGCTGAAGCAGGAGGAGTTGCGTCAGAAGTTCGCTATCACGCCTGAGAAGACTGGGTCGATGCTATGGAACATAGCGGAGACAGCGTTCGACAGCGGCCACTACAACGCGGCTGTGAGCGCAGTGAAAGAGCTGAACCAGCTCGGTGGTTTGACCATTCAGCGTAGCCAGAACCTCAACATCAATGCCAACATCGACAGCATGAGCAAGGACGACATCAAAGAGCGACTGTCCGAGCTACTAGGAACTGACAGCACAATTACTGATAAAGATCACTGACAGTAAAAATTCCCTACACGCAGATGTAAAACCGCAAAGAGAGGCTCTCTCTTTGCCCCTCCCCCAGATCTTCGGAAAAACCTCAAAAACCCTGCATTTTCATCGTTTTTAGCGATCAATCGCCCGATTCGGTGACCCCTGCCGCGCATTTGTGTGTTCAGGGGGGTCACTGAGCGCCTGTGACGGCCTGTATTGGCCTGTACGGGACGCAAGGGGACAGGTATTTGGGTCTCTATGGGGTCAGAAAACGTCGCTCAGATCGCAATTGGGGGGACCCCCGCACCCCCCTGAATCGCGGCGGCCGCCACGGCCATAGCTATAGCTGAGTTTGGCGCATTCAAAACCTAATTTTATTCGACGGGTAAAAGGGACCCCCCACCCCCAGCGCTATGAGTTGGAGGGGTAGCGCTCTGGTTTTGGGGGTAGGGGGTCGATTCGGAAAAAAGTAAGGGACCCCTATTGCTCAGAAAAAAGTAAGGGACCCCTATGGCCTAGAATTTTTCTCCAGATAGGATACTATCGCGAAATGGCCGATTCGCGTAACAAGGGTGCCGCTTTTGAGCGGGACATCGTAAAACGACTCAATATTTTCTTTGAGGCGCAAAACATCGACGTCCGTTGTAAGCGCAACCTCGACCAATATCAAGCCAAAAACCTCTGTGACATCACCATTCCCGGCTATGCGATCGAGTGCAAGGCCTACAAGGATGGCTGGTGGTATCAAAAAGGGTGGTGGGAGCAGGTATGTACGGCCGCCGGGGACGACATTCCCGTCTTGGTTTGGAAGTTCAACAACAAACCTATCCGCGTGACACTTCCGATGGGCGCTTTCAACCCAGATTACGCCGATTTAACCGGCTGTGCAGTGATTCCATTCGACGACTGGCTTGATATACTCGCTAAGGACTGGATTCCTAACCAAAAGGCCGCGTAATGGGCATCGGAGCACTCTTGAAGCAAGGGAGGAAGGCGTTAAACGACGCTAAACCCTCCAAAAAACAAGCGGTCCCGATGTTGCGCGAGCAATTTATAGCCGAGCACTTGCCTGTCGGGTCATTTGACGTTGCGACAGGGAAGCCTGTTACGGAAAAATTAATTCGAGACCGCGCTAACGCTTACATACGCAAAATAGAAAAAGGCCCACCAGCCGTTCTTCGCCGAGAGCTTTTACGATTAGATTCAGAAATAGAATCTGTGCCGCAAACTGAGCGAAAAATTATACATCCTGAAGCCTTAGTCGGAAAAGTTGGCGTCCCGGTTGTAGGGGACCGATCAATACGCCTAGCGAACCCTACAGATCGACCGTATGAGTCTTCGGGCCAGCGCGGCATTGTTTCAATACGCGGCGTCCCGCTTTCGAGAGAGATTTTCCCTGAAGGAGGCTTTGGGTTCACGCTAGATAGTGAAGGGACCGGCAAGGGCTGGAGCTCAATGTCTGGGATTGCCCGAAAGAAACAAGAAAATATGCGATTAGCGGCAGAGGAGACGGGTCTAGAGCCTTTAGGCGTCTATTCTGCACTTGGCATGGAGTCGATTGATTTTTCCACGCCCGTTTTAAGCTCAATGATTGCGCAAATTGACTCAATCGGAATACCTAAGCGTGAATTACGTGCTTTCGATAAATCTATTCGAGAAGGCGGCGGTGCAACCAAGCCAATACCCAACTGGGTAGGCCTCGAAAGCCCAGAGGTTTTCGATCAGATTTTAGGGCGTGGTGATTTTGCAAGAGAAGGATCAGGCGCCCTTCGCTTACGCATTTTGGGAGAAATGAAAAAGAAGCGATGGGAAGACGTCGGGTTTCCGATTTACGACGACGTCGTATCCACACTCACCAGCCCCGATTTAATCGATATACCGAAAGGCGGAGCTGGGTACAACATCTATCGAGCGGACCCCGAGGCCGACGTCTCTCCTGAAAAGTTTCATCTCAGCTATGACACAGTGTTACCGGCAAAAAAGAGTGAAGAAAATTTTGGTGGCCTTGTTGGATCGGTTCCACCCGAGGTGGTTTTCCCATCAATTTTTGAGGAGCTCAGTCAACAAATCAACAAAGCGGGACGACCATTAAGTTATGATGAGCAAACAGGCTCTTTGATGATGAATCCCAAGCTTTACGAGGAGTTTACAGACGAAAAAATTGATAATCTCATCAAGTATATGAACGAAAAGCTAGGCACGGACTACGCACAGGGTGGCGCAGTAATATCCCCCACGCTTCACGCCATAGACATTTTTGGAGCCTAAATCATGGGACTCGCTAAGATCATCAAAGAGACTCGGAAAGGCATCGCGGCACTCCCTGAAAGCAAGAAAGAGAAAGCCAAGGACCTTGGTTTCGACACAGAGACCGTGCTTTACCATGGATCAATGCAGGACGTTGATGCGTTTGAGCCCGGATACGATGATGGTCTCATTTTTTTAACCCCCGACTCGCAGTTTGCGAGCTACTGGGCGGGCAAGGGCAAGCTACAGGATCGAAAAGGTGAGATATCGGCTTTTGATCGATATAGGACGCAAAAGGAAAAGCTGTTTGAAGACATGGGTAGACCAGAGTTTGGGACGCCCGAGTACGATGAGCTTGTTAACCGCATCACTGAGATTTACAGACAAGAGCATAACGCCTTCAAAACGGTTTACCCCGTCGTTACGCGGGTCGAAAAGACCTTTGTACCCGATATGCACTACGGGATGCTGGAGGAGTTGTTCGGATCGGATCGATTTAACGCGCCATTTAGCTCAGATTTTCCGCGCTACTCAGATGCACTAAGAGCAGGCGCCTATCTTCTCTACGAAAACCCCGCATTCGTG